CTGGTGGCGGGTCAGCCGTCCACCCTGGCTGGCTTCGCGGTGCAGGACGTGGCCGCCATCCCGGATGTGGCCGCGAACGCGACCGCGGTGCTGTTCGGCGACTTCAAGCAGACCTACACCGTGTACGACCGCAAGGGCGTGCGCGTGCTGCGCGATCCGTACACCAACAAGCCGTACGTGATGTTCTACACCACCAAGCGCGTGGGCGGCGGCGTGCACAACCCCGAGCCGATGCGCGCCCTCAAGATCGCCGAGTAATCGGGCTTACAACTACCGGGCGGCGTAGCGCCGCCCGGTTTCCAACCTTTGATCTGGGAGCCGCAATGGCACATTTCATCAAGCCCTTTCGTGGAGTGCCGAAAGGTGAGATCTATCCTGTTCAGTTCGCTGTCGGTGATCCGTGCCCGCCTGAGCTGGAGGCCGGCGCGCTTTCCGTCGGCGCAATCACGCTGAGCCCGGCGCCCGCGACGATCCTCTTGGGATCGGATCTGCAGCCTGCACAGTTCCACTTCGAAGAAGGCGTCGAGGTCCTGCTTGGCGACGTGGTTGCGCTCGCGCATGGCTCCTCGGGCCTTTCTGCCGAGGACTGGAACGCGCTGAGTGTGGCCACGCGGGAATCGGCAATCGCCGAAGTCGTGCAGCGCCTGTCCGCTGAGGCAGATGAGAAGAAGGCCGCAGCCACTGCCGCGGCTGTCGCTGCAGCAGCGGTTGCAGATGAAACGCCAACCGACGCGAAGGCCGCTCTGATCGTGAAGCTGGAAGCGTCGAACATCCCATTCGACAAGCGCTGGGGCGTGGAGAAGTTGGCCGCCGCACTGGCCGAGGGCAAGAAGGACTGATATGGCCATCGTCTCTATCGCACAGGCCCGCTCGCATGTGCGGGTGGAGGCGGACTACCCGGTGGAGCAGTTGCAGGATGCTATTGCCGGCGCAATCGACGCCGCGCAGGCGTACCTCAATCGCAGGGTCTACGAGAGTGCCGATGACTTGGCCGCTGCGAGGGCGCTGTATCCGGCATCAGTGAGGGAGGCAGCTAATGCCAGGGACCAGTCCCTGGCCGATGCGGTTTTCATCGAGAGCGACGAGGAGCGCACAGCGACCGTTCGGATTGCGAAAGTTGCCTATCAGGAGGCCGTGCAGGCCGCTGAGGCCAGCGTCCACGGGGCGGTCGTCAACCCTAGCATTGTCTCGGCGGTGTTGCTCACCGTGGGCCATCTGTACGCGAACCGGTCAGACGTGGTCGTTGGAGCTCCGGCGGTCGAGCTTCCCCTGGGCGCCAGGAGTCTCCTGCGCCCCTATCGAAGGGTGATGATGCCATGACGCTTCAAGATGGGGACCTGCAGCATCGCATCCGGCTTGAGCGCAAGACCGTGACGCGCGACCCTCTGGGCGGCCCGGACAAAGCGACCTGGGTTGAGGTCGTGTCGATCTGGGCGAAGGCGATCAACAACCTTGCAGCGACAACCGAGGCTGTGGCTGCAGGTGCGGAGCGCTACAGGGAGCAGGTGCGGTTCGATATCCGGCCGAGAAACGTTGATCCGCAGTGGCGAATCGTGTTCCGGGGCCGGAACTTCGACATCAAGAGCATAGCCCCCAGCAACGACGGCAGCGAGATGGCGATAATCGCCGTGGCAGGTCTGAGCAATGGCTGACCAGATATCGGTCGATGGGCTGGAGGGCCTGCTGCGCTCGCTACGGGATATGCCCAAGGCGATCCAGGGCAGAGTGGTTCAGACCGGGATGCGCAAGGGCGGCAATATCATACGGGATGATGCCCGGCGGCGGGCTCCGAGCGAGTCAGGGTTCATGGCCTCGCAGATCGTGACCCGCAGAGCCAATGCCAAAAGCCGACAGCGTGCAGGCGTGGGTGTGGGCGGTGAGTACTTCACCGTTGGGGTGAAGACTGGCCGCCGCCGAAAGTACGCCAACACCAAACGCAACCGGCGCAATGGCCGCGTCGGAAAAGTCTACGAGGAAGCCGGCTGGGCCTATTACTGGCGCTTTGTTGAGTTCGGGACGAAGAAGACTCGGGCCTCTCCGTTCCTGACGCCCGCGGGTGAAGCCAAGGGACCGGAGGCTGCACAGGTGGTCATCGACGAGACTTGGGCGGCACTCGACAAGCAACTGAAAAAGGATGGCTGGCGATGATGGTTCCTCTGGTTCAATCGCTGCTGGAGGGCGCTGAGGCGGTCCGGCAGTTGCTTGGCGATCCCGTCAGGCTGTGGCCTGGTAATGCGCCCCAGCATACGCAGCTCCCCTACGCGACATGGGAGGTGGTCGGCGGTTCACCTACTGCGATGCTGTCCGAAGCGCCACCGGCCGACGGCTGGCGTGTCCGGCTGACCGTATGGGGTGACAGCCTCAGTCAGGCCAACGGGGTGGCCGTTGCCATTCGCGACGTGGTTGAGCGCGTCGGCAGCATTGAGTCGTACAACCCGACGCCCGATAGCGACGATACCGGCGCGATGGGCATTTCCTTCGACGTGCGGCTGCTGCAGCTGCGCTAGCTTCTCGAGGGTGCTCGAGGCATTAGGCCCAAGACAGAGGGAACCACCGTTGCTCCTGTCAGTGATCCGGCAACCAGAGATATTAAAAGCTCGCTAGGGGAAAAAACTGTCGTGAGGTAATGATTGACCATAACGACAGTTACCACAGCAATTACGAAGCCGATTGCTGCAACGCAGAAGTAGAAGAACGCTGACTCATAGGATCCCCATTCCCACAACGCTTTGAATGGGTGACCGCCAAGATCAAAAAGAGCACCAAGGAACAAGCCTGGCCCCAAAGCAAAAAACGATCCGACTGCAAAGGATAGTTCGACGCTTTCCCAAGCGGTTCGCTTGGTTGCAATGCCGTCCGCACCAAGCGCGCCAATTATCGCAGCGACAGTCGCGATCAGCATTATCACTGCAACCGCATTGCGTATCTGTTCGGACGTTCTACGGGAAGCGGCTGTGGCTGGATAGGACATCTGATCCAAAGCTACGCTTTCAGGTTGTTCGTTTCTAGGGCTGGGGTCCATTCCTCTTTTCCCTGATTTTTGGTGGATGGCGAATATATACCAGAAGACGCCGTCAAGCGTTAGACGGCTTTCCGCCCGTGAAAGGGCTTCAAGGAGTTAGACAATGGGAAATGTAATCAAATCGAAGCACTCGCAACTCTTCGTCGCCATCGCCCTGACCGAGGTCATCAAGGTGACCCGTCTGCGCTCGGTCGGCTTCCCCGATGGCCAGGCGTCGGAGATCGATATTTCCGACTACGACGATGACTGGGATCAGTTCGTTGCTGGCCGCAAGCAGACCGGCAGCACCAGCATCGAGATCATTTACGACAGCGTTGATCACGAGAAGATCGAGAAGCTGCATGAGACCGGCGCGAACGTGAACTGGCTGGTGACGGCACCTCTCAGCGAGACGGAGGGCGTCGCCAAGCCGGTGGCGGTGGCCGGCAAGATCACGCCGCCGACCACTGTGCTCTCCAAGCAGTTCGATGGGTTCGTGCAGAACTTCGCGGTGACCAGTCAGGACAACGATGTCTGGAAGGCAACGATCACCATCCGCGGCTCGGGTGCGGTCAAGACCAACCGGCCCGCCGCCAGCCCGTAAGTGTCGGCAACGGCTTGCAAACGAATGGCCCGCTTCGGCGGGCCAGTTCTCTGACGGGGCGCGCGGAAACTCCGCGTGTTAGCCGTGCGCGGCCCGCGCGCCCTGTCGCCATTCAAGGAAACGGCCAATGAGCAAGACCAACGAAACCACCGAAGCCCAGCCGCTGGAGCCGGTGAGCATCCTCCAGGCATTCACCAACGCCGGCATGTTCGCGGCGAAGGATGTGCAGCAGGATACCATCGAGCTGCCGGATGGCAGTAAGGCGCAGTTCTACGTGCGCGCGCTGCCGGATACCGAGTTCCGCAACCTGTACGCCTCCGGGGACCGCGCCAAGCTGATCGCGGCCACGATCTGCGACGAGGACGGCAAGCGCGTCCTGACCGAGCAGCAGGCCGGCCAGCTCAAGCCCAAGGTGGCGGCCAGCCTGCAGTCCATCGCGCTCAAGCATGCAGGCTTCGGCAGTGACGCCGATGCGCTGCAGGAAGAAGCGGGAAACGGCTAAGGAAGCGCGGCGAGGACTGGTTCTGGCACGTCCTGGCCGGGCACCTGCACCGCACGGTGGCCGAGCTTCGCGCCACCATGTCGCGCAGGGAGTTCCTGTGGTGGTGGGAGTTCAACAAGCGGAACCCCATCGACCCCGTCAGCATCCACCAGAAGCCCGCTGCGCTCGTCGCCTACATCACCGCTGTGCACAGCCAGGGTGGCACCAAGCACAGCATGCAGCAGTTCCTGGAGACCCTCGTCCCTCGATCTGACGACGACGAGGCGCAGGACTGGTTTGACTCTCTGAGATAACCCATGGCCGATACTTTCGGGCGCTTCTCGGCGCTCCCCATTGGCCCTCTGCTCGCTGCGCGCGATGGGGGGCTGACTCTCGCCACGACGGCCGCCGCGAACGGCGCAAGGTGCGCGCGCTCGGACTTCGCGCTGGGCAGCGGCACGGTTGGGGTGGAATTCGCCGTCTGGGGCGATGACGCCCTCGCCGCGGTCGTGGGGTTTGTGACGCCGTCTGCATCGCTCAGCCAGTCGCCGGGTTCCAACGCCAACGGCATCGGCTGGGAGCTGGCTACCGGTCGCCTGCTGCAGGGCGTGGGAGCTATCGCCACCGGTCTGCCACTGGTCACCCATGGCGATATCGTGGGCCTGCGGGTAGCGTTCGGCAGCCCGTCCCGCCTGCAGCTCTACCTGAACGGTGCGCTGGTCCACCAGCGCGATCTGCTGCTGAGTGGCCCGCTGCATTTCGCGGCGGGCCTGGCCGCCACCAAGGCGGGCGGCCTGTGCGTGGCCGTCAACGCGGGTCAGTGGGCGCCGCGAAGCGAAGCGGCCGCCGCCGGCTGGAGGCTGGATGCCGTTGCCGTAGAGCCGGTCCGACTGGCCGATGCTGACTGGCTCAGCGCACCAAGCGACACCCCAGCCAATGCCCGGTTTGAGGGGCTTGTGGCCGAGGGCGTCAACCTGGTGCAGGAGTTGAGCTTCTGGCCTTGGGGCGGCGACCCGGTGTCGCAGACTGCGGCGGCACAGTGCGTGGTCGTGGACGCTGAGGGCGCGCTTGATGCTCTTGCACTGTCGGGCGCCTCTGGCGAGGCGGTACGGATCCTGATGGTGGATGAGTCCGGGATGCTCGCCGACGCGATGCCCGTGTTCCGCTGCGCGATCGATCAGATCGAGATCAACGACGACGGCAGCAAGACCCTGCACCTGCGGGACGCCCACGACTACCTGGGGCAGACCCTCAACCGCGGCGTGTTCCTGCCCAACGTGGAATCTCTCGCATGGAAGCCACAGCCGGTGGTGATCGGGGCCGTGGCCAGTGTCCCGGCAGTTGCAGGTAATTCCGATGCCACGGCAATGTTCGTCGCAGACGGCCGCGTGTTCGTAAACGCGGTGATAGATCGCGGCGACCTCATGGAGCCAGATACGTTCACCGCGTCGCCGGATGGCCAGCAGCTGCTGATGAAGTCTCCGCCGGAAATGCCGGTACTTGCCGACCTGTCCAGCATCGGGGTCGCCATGGCACCGGCGTCGCTGGCCGCCGCGGTCGCTGATGTGATGGGCAGGCTGGGAAGCGGCGCGTGGTCCCTGTCGGACTGCCAGGCCGTAGACACCGCAACCAGCTATGCCGGGATCGGATACTACGCCGGCGCGGCGGTGACCGGCCGGGATGCGTTGAACGCCATGCTGCCCAGCTTCGGCACGGGCTGCTACCAGGACGCGACAGGCGTGCTGCGGTTCGTCCGCGTGGTGGCACCGGAGAGCTACGCCGGCCAGATGGCTTTCGATCTGTCCGAGGACGATATGTCTTCGGACCTGGTGGGCGTGCCCGATGACGCGCCGAACCTCACGCGGCGGATGGCCTACCGGCCCAACGCTCAGGCTCTTGGGGCTTCGGATTTGGTGACCGACGTGGTGGATGTGCCGCAGGCGAGGCGGGACGAGCTGACCGCGCTGTACCGCGGCCAGGTGTACGCCGCCGGCCCGCTGGATGCGCACTACCGCCGCGCCGATGCGGCCGACCCCGTCATTTCCCTGTTCTGGAACGCGGCCGATGCGCAGACCGAGATCGACAGGGTGGTGGCCATCTACCGGCAGCAGCGGTTCTTCTACCAGGTCACCGTGCGCGGCGACCAACAGTTGGCGCCGCTGCCAGGGCAGGTTGGCCGGCTGACCTATGGCAGGTACGGCCTTGCCGATGGCAAGCCGGTGCTGGTGCGCCGGGTCGAGCGAAACCCGGCCACGGGGGATGTGGTTCTGACGGTGTGGGGGTAGCGGCATGCTCATTGGATTTGGTATGCCGGCGGTCACCACGGCAACGCTCACCGGCGGCACCTGGCTCACCGCGGATCAGGGCTCGGCGCTGTTCGACGGCAAGCCGGGGCGTGCATCGCGCATCAGGCGCACCGGCTCTCTGGCGGTGACGGTCACGCTCTCGCAGGCCATCGTGCCGGGCATCGTGGCTGTTCTCGGCCTGAGCGTGCCGGCCGGTGTGCAGGTGCGAGCCGCCGGCGCGGTGGGCACGACCATCAAGCTGCCGGACGGCAGCGTGTGCGCCTGGCTGTTTCCTCAAGGAACAGCGGCGCTGTCGGTGGTGTCTGTCGAGGTCGTCACGACGGACACTAACGTCGATATAGGGGAGATCGCAATCTTCCGCGCGGTCGACGTTGGAATCAGCGACGGCTGGGGCGTGGTCCTGGTCGACAGCAGCGCCCACACCAGGACCAAGGGCGGGCAGTTGAACACGGTGGACGGCGCGTTGTATCGGCGGATGACGTGCTCCCTATCTGGCAGGTCGACCGAGGTCGTCCGCGGCGCCGGCTTGGCCGGTGGCGTGGACTGGGAAACGGTCGCGGCGGCGATGGCGGGACGGCGCCGGTCCTGCGTAGTTCCGCAGTACAGGGACATTGCGACGAAGGCATTCAGCGCGGCGCTCGCGGCGCGCTCGGCCATCTATGGCTACCCGACCCAGCTGCCCAGCACCGAGAACATCAGTCGCAACTACTTCTCCGGCACCATGGAGTTTGAGGAAGTGCCGGCCTGATCCCCGCGTGGAACGACGGCATCATTCCCCCACAACCACAGTTGAGGGGGATCGATGTATATCGTGCTGGCCGTTCTTGGGCTACTGGCCGCGCTGGCCGGGCTGCTTATGCTCACCCAGGGAACCATGGGGGTCGGTGCTATTGCATTCGGCGTATTCCTCGTTGCACTCGCTCGCGTGATCCAGGCAGAGCGCCACCATTCAAAAACCATGGGTGAATAGCCGGTTCTCCGGCCCCCAACCAAAAGCCCCGCCTAGTGCGGGGCTTTCTCGTTTCTGGAGCCGACATGTCCCTCTACACCCTCACCGTCGACCTCTTGATGAAGACGGGCTCATTCGTGAAGGACGCAGGCAAGGCAGAGCGCCAGTTCTCGCAGTCCATGGACCGCATGCAGGCCGTAGCGCGGAGGGCGGGGACGGCCATCGGCCTGGCGATCTCGTCTGGCCTGACCACGACCACGGCTGCGGCCGTTGCCTGGTCTCGGCAGGTCGCCGACCTGAGCGTGCAGTACGACCGGATGGCGACCCTGTCGGGTAGCACGTCCGAAGCGTTTCAGCGGATGGCAGCCGGTGCAAACGTCGTGGGCATCAGCCACGAAAAGCTGGCGGATATCCTGAAGGATGTGCAGGACAAGATCGGCGATTACGTCCGGACGGGCGGCGGCGCGATGGCCGATTTCTTCGACAACATCGCTCGCCGTACGGGCGTGACCGCCGAGCAGATGCGGAAGCTTTCTGGGCCGGATGCGCTGGGAATGTACTTCAACAGCCTGGAGCGCGCGAACCTTTCGCAGTCCGAGCTGACCTTCTACATGGAGGCCATCGCCAGCGATTCATCGATGCTGATTCCGCTGCTGCGAAACAACAGCGCTGGATTCCGCCAGTGGGGCGACGCCGCTGAGGCTGCCGGCGCCATCATCGACAGCAAGACCACGAAGGCGACAAACCGGCTGCGCGAGATCACGCAGGAGGCCGACCTGGCAATGATGGGCTTGAAGGTCAGTGTGGCGGAGGAACTGCTGCCAACGCTCAACAATCTGACCGAGTTCATGGCCTCGCAGCAAACGCGAAACGCCTTTGCCACCGCTACCAAATGGGTGGCTGAGCTGACCGGCCAGATGGCAGAAGGCGCGGTCCAGATCGTCAACCTGATTGGGCGGTACGCCGAGCTGCAGGCGCTGGAAGGGGCATCGGCCGGCGCGCTGAACGATGCAACCGAGGATGCCCTGAACGAGCAGATGGGCGACTTGTTCGCCCGCCGCAAACTGCTGTTGACCGTGGAGGCCCCATCGCCGGAGCGAGACAAGGAGGCCGAAAGGCTGCTGGCAGAGCGCCTGCGTATTCAGCGCGAGCTGACCCGCCGCTACGGCCCGCAGGTCACGCTGATCGACAACGGACAGATGCTGCCGGATTCGGCGCTGAAATCGAATGCGGTGGGCTACAAGCCGACCGGGAACATCGACAAAGGGGCGCGCGACAAGGCCGATGCCGACGCGAAGCGTCGTGCTGAGGAAATCGCCCGCTACAAGCAGCAGGCCGACGAAGCCGCCGGCGCGATGCAGGGCCCTCTTGCAGAGGCCATGGCCAAGCACCTGGGCAACATGGCCGAGTACAACGCGCTGTTGGCGAAGGGCAACATCGAGCAGGCCGATGCCAACGTGCTGATGGGCCAGAGCGCCTTGGAGTACGCCAAGGTTGCGGCCGAGGTCGAGAAGGCCATGGGCGGCCCGGAGCAGCTGCTGGCCACCTTCGGCTCCGAGCTGGACATGCTCGGCAAGGTTGGCAGGGCACGCGAGCTTTATCGCCGCAAGCTGGTGAACGAGAAGGACATGCGCGAGGAGCTGCGGAAGGCAGCGGAGGCTGCCGGCGGTCAGGACGCGCTGGCTCTGGCCAAGGGTGCCAGCAGCTACGCGGAATACGAGCGGGCCATGCTGGACGCGGCAGCTGCAGCTGCCGAGCTTTCCATCCAGATCGAGGAGGCTGCGGCGAACGCTGAGGCCTTGGCCAACGTCATCGTGTCGGTCGCGGCTGATGGCGTTGATGCGTTCGCCGACTTCGCCGCGGATGGCCTCCGGAACTTCCACAACCTGTGGGATGACCTGAAGAACGTCGCAAAGCGCGGGATGCGCGACATGATCGCGGAGATCCTCAAGCAAAAGATCGTGATTCCGATCCAGACGCAGATCATGAACGGGATCAACGGGCAGGGCGGTGGACTGAGCCTGCAGAGCATCATGGGCCTGTTCGGCGGCAACGGATCTGCAGCTGGTGGCCAGAACCTGAGCAGCGTGGCAGGGCTGCTGTCGCAGGGGCAGGGCCTGTTTGGCGCAGCAGCTGGCGCCGCGAGTAGTGGTGTCAGCGCTGGCAGCCTGATGGGCTTCGGCAACAACATCGCCGCGTTCGCCGGCGGTGGCGCATCGGCGGCCGGGGGAACGGCTGCCGCGGGCGCCGGTGCCGCATCGTCTGCGGCAGCGGCGGTCCCGATCATCGGCTGGATCGTGGCCGGCATGATGAAGAACGCCGAACTGTTCGATCAGGGCTGGGACATTGCCAACGGCGAAAGCTGGGCGGGCAAGATTGCCACGGCCGGTGCCGTGGGGCTGGCCGACAAGGGGTTCCGCGGCCTGGGGTTCAACGACAAGGTGGCATCGATCCTGTCGGGGTCCAGCATCCACGCGAAGCTGTTCGGCCGTAGCGCGCCAAAGGTAACCGGCCAGGGCATTACGGGCGACTACGGGTTCGGTGGTTTCAGCGGCCAGTCCTACGCCGATATCAAGGCCAAGGGCGGACTGTTCCGCAGCGACAAGAAGTGGACGCAGTACGCGGCGCTTGATCCTGGCATTGATCGTACGTTCGACATGGCTGCGCGGCAGGTTCGCGGCGCGGCCACTGACCTGGCCAAGCAGCTCGGCGTGGACCTGTCCGGGCAGCTGGCCGGGGTCAAGGTGTCTCTGGGCAAGCTGCAGCTGTCGGCGGACTCGGCCGAGGCGAAGGCGCAGCTGGAGGCCTATCTGGCCGACATGACTAATCGCCTGTTCTCCGAGGCTGTGAACGCGGCGGGCTTCGGCGGGCAGCTGGACGGCTACTTCGAAGCTTCTGACGTGTTCACTGCGTTGGGTGCCTCCATCGAGCTGGCCGTGGGCAATGCGGACCAGCTCGGGCGCGCGCTGAATGGGCTGGAGATCGAGAAGGTCAACAAGGCCGTTGACTACTTCCAGGATCTGGCCAGCGTGGCCGGCACGGACCTGGCCACCCAGGTGCAGAAGGTCACCGGGCTGCTGGGCAACTACGCCACGCTGATGGCCGACGTGTCGACCCAGCTCCTGACCGGCGACCTGTCGAGCTACCAGCAGCAGGCGCTCAGCATCGAGCGAACCTATCGCCAGCAGGTGAAGTCGGCCAACGACTACGCCAAGGCACTGGGCCTGTCCGGCGCCCGCGCGGAGGACCTGGCCAAGATCGAGGCGCTGCGCGCCACGAACATGGGCAAGCTGCAGGCGCAGATCGACAAGGACAAGAAGGCCATGCAGTACGGCCTTTCCATCAGCGACCTGTCGCCCCTGACGGACCAGGAGAAGCTCAGCGAGGCGATGAAGGAGCTGGAGCGCGCCGTGTCCGGCGGCGACACCAGCGCGGCGCAGGCGGCCGCTCAGGCGGCCTTGGGCTTTGGCCGGAACCTCTACGCCAGCGGCAAGGACTACAACGGCCTCTACGACCAGGTCACTGGCCTGATCGGCGGCATGAAGGTGGGCGACCTCGATATGGAGGACGGCACCAGCATGGGGGCCTTGGCCGATGCAATCGAAGCCCTCCCGGACAACTTCAGCCGCGCCGTGTTCGACCTGGTCGTGAACAACGACGGCCAGGCCGCGACCACGACCGCGGTGCAGCAGAGCAACGCGCTCCTGGCCGACGTGAAAGGCCTGCTCCAAGACCTGCTTTCCACCACCACGCAGGGCGTCCGCTCGTCGGCCAGCTCTGCCTTGCGTCAATCGCTCAACGCCATGTGAGGTAACTCATGCTGCAACGGAAACTCACGCTGGTGGATATCGGCGGGAGCGCTTTGCCCTCCCCGTCGCCGGCCGCGCCGCGCTACGCCAACTGGTTTCCGATGCCGTACAAGGCAGCCGCCGTGCCGCCGGTGGACGGGGTTACCCCGAACCCGGTGGCCGATGGCGTACTGCTGGAGTGGGCGGCTGTTGACCAGGAAGGCGTGGTCTACGTGATCGAGCGCGGGCCGTCCGCGCAAGGTCCGTGGACCGAGATTCACCGGACCGCCGAGACCCGCTACCTCTACAGCGACGGCAGCGGCCAGAAGTGGTGGTTCCGGATCACCCCGACCGTGCGCGGCAAGCCCGGTGCCGGCAGCACGGTGGAGGCCACCCCGCCTACCACCACTGCCGACCTGGTGGAGCAGCAGGAGAAGCTGGCCGCCGAGACCCTGGCACGCATGCGGGCCGACGCTGCCGAAGCCGCGGCCCGAGCGGCTGCCATGGCGCAGGCTGCGCAGGATCTGCTGGCCGAGGCGACTCTGCGCCAGCAGCAGTACGCCGAAGCCATGCAGGGCATCGCCGACGAGGCGCGTGCCCGGGCCGATGCGGTGCTGAACGAGAAGCTGGCCCGCGAGGCTGCGATCAGCCTGGAGCAGCAGACCCGGCAGAGCGCGGTCGAATCCCTCGCTCGCCAGGTAGCCGAGGTGGCCGCCGGCAGCGGCACGCAGTTCGACAGCCGGTCCATCTGGTATTTCGACCAGACGGTGGAGGGCTGGACCGGCAATGGCACGCCGACGCTGGTGGACGGCTGGCTGCGGCCGGCCAATGCCGCGGCGACCCCGTGGGTGCAGTCGCCGGCGGCGCTAGCCGTGGACGGCAGCGCATACCGCTTCGTGAAGCTGCGCGTGAAGCGAGTTGGCTCGCCGACGTGGGCCGGCTTCCTGCAGTGGATCACGCCGACCGATCAGGCCTGGAACACGCAGAAGCGCGTGTCCATCGCCGAGCCGGCGTGGGACGCCAACGGCGTGGCCACGGTGGATGTGCAGGACATTGCCTGGTGGCCGGGCACCGTCGACCGGATCCGCCTGCAGCCGGGCGTGGCGCAGGCGGTGGCGAACTACTACCTGGTGGACTGGGTGGCGGTCGGCCGCCCGACGCCGGGCGCGTCTGTGGCGCTGGTGCAGGCCGAGACGGTTGCTCGCACCAACGCGATCGCTGCGGAGGCGAGCCAGCGCAACACCCTGGCTGTGCAGCTGCGGGGCAACTACACCGGCACGGATCCGCTACAGCTGACGGCAGGCCTCGCCTATGAAGAGTTGAAAGCGCGAGTGGCCGCCGACAGCGCGCAGGTGCAGCGCATCAGCTTGATGGAGGCGCGCATGCCCGCCGGCGCCGGCGGCCTTGCCACCGCGGCGTCGGTGACCGAAGAGGCACTGGCCAGGGTGAGCGACGTTGCGGCCCTCAGTCAGGCCGTGACGGCGGTCAATGCGAAGTTGCCAGGGCTGATTGCTCAGGGAAGCAATATGGTGCTCGACGGCAGCTTCGAGCACGACGGCGGCTGGACATTCCCCAATACGCCTACAGTGGCAGTGGTGGCTGAGGGTCGCACCGGGAAGTGCCTGCGGGTCCTTGGCGCGTCGGGCATCCGCACTATCAATGCAAATGGTGGTGCCAACATGCCGGTGTTCACCGGCAAGAAGTACCGCGTGAGCGCCTACTACCAGACAGACGCCGACTACAACGGCAGCTCCGGAAACGGCAAGGTGCGAATTGGAAACCAAGACGGTGGTCTGGTCGCGGGCCTGGCGTTTGCCGCGGGGCGCACCGACTGGACAAAGGTTGAGTCGGTGGTAACCGCCACTACCATCTCGGCGCTTCGGCTGAACATCGTCTGCGACCACACCGCAGGTGTGCTGCGCGTTGACGACGTGATGGTTGAGGAGGTGACGGACGTACTTGCCAACGCGGATGGGCTGCAGGCCCTGAGCAATACCGTTCAGATCCAAGGTGGTCAGATCAGCGCCCAGGCCAATCTGATCAGTGCGCTGCGCACGGACGTTGAGGGAAAGGCGAGCAACTCGGCGCTGCAGTTGCTGCAGTCCCAGGTCACGCTGCAAGGCAACGACATTGCCAGCGTGGGCAATGCGATCACCAACGTGTCGGCGTCTCTGGCCAGTGTCGGCGGAGACAACTTGCTGGGTAACAGCGGTTTTGAGAGCGGAGGTGGCGGCGCTGCGGGGTGGGCAGGCTCAAGCGCTGGGCTCGGCAGCGGGGTGGTGACGCGTACTTACGTCGATTCGGCGCTTCCCAGCAGTTCAAAGGCGGCTCGCTGGGACATGGCCAACGTACCGACCACTGGCTACTGGGAGTTCCAGACCAACCAGACGATCCTGCCATCGAAGATTATTCCTGGTCAGCCAGTGACCTTGTCGGCGTACTTGCGCGGCACGGTTGGTACGCGCTGGTTCCTTCAAGTGGCTTGGCGCGACAGCAGTGGCGCTGTCATTTCGTATACCGGAACGCCAGGGAATCAGACCATTACCGCTGGCGGGTGGATGCGGCGTACGTTCACGACCGCAAATGCCCCGGCGGCGGCCGTGAGCGCCCGTGTTTACATCCGCGCGTATGGCACGAACGCTCCGGACCAGTGGGTCGAATGGGACAACGTCCAGTTGGAGGCGGGTAGTGTTGCCAGTGGCTACAAGCCGTCTATTGATGAAATTCAAGCCCAAGGGGCTTCCAACGCATCCGCAACTGCAACGCTGACTGGAACCGTCGCCAACCTGCAGGGAGTAGTTAGCGCACAGGGACAAGCAGTCACGACCGTCGCTGCGAACCTGGAGCAAGCCAATCGGGCTGGGAACAACATGTTCCTTGACGGCAGCTTTGAAGCGAAGGCGGAAGGCTTCTCGGTCGGCAACTATGCGGTCGTTGTCGCCAATGGTCGGACAGGATCACGCTCTCTCCGCATGAAGTTGGATGGTGGTGGGACGCGATCCGCGCCGCTGCAGACATTCGACGTTACGCCCGGTCGGGTGTACTACGCCGAGGCATGGGTTACTCGATCCGGCGTGAACGACACGGCAGGCAGCGCGCAGCTGCGTATGGCGCAGAGCTTGAACAATACGGGGTTGAGCTATCCCAACTTCGCCACGATCAGTGCTGCGAACATTCCGTTCGGCTCTTACGTCAGGATCTCGGGTTACTTGACCGTTCCCGAGGGCAAGAATCAGGCAGTCCTGCAGGTTGCAGTCTCCAGCACAGCCAACAATGGCGCGAACATTGAGTTCGATGACATCGTGTTGCAGGACGCGACTGAGGGATACAACGCTGCTCTGACTGCTAACGCGGCGGCAAGTGGCGTCAACTCCTTGACCGCCACCGTCACTCAGCAGGGTGAGCAGATCAATGCTCAGGCCAGTTTGATCAGCGGCGTGCAAGCATCGGTCGCCGGTAAGGCTGATGCATCTGTCGTGCAAGAAATGCGCGTGCAGGTCAACAATCAAGGTGGTGGTGGCAATCTGATTCCCAACAGCAGCTTCCCGAATTGGGATCGCACTGGGTGGGGCTGGGATTGGAATCCATCCGGCTGGCAGGAACTTGGCGATCCTCTGCCCGGTGGCGGGAGCATTCCTTACATACCTTTCGGAGTCAAATCGGCGCTGGGATCGCGCAAATCGGGCTATTACAACGTTGGCGCAGCTGACAACGTGGCGATGCAGAACCATTCGTTCCCGCTTGATGTTGCCAAGACCTATTGCGTCTCAGCCTATGTCAACACTCACCGGTGCCGCAGTCAGCTGCTTGTGGAATGCGTTGACTTCCAAGGAAAGGTTGTCGGCTACATGGGAACGTCGATTAACCCGCCACGTGGCCAGAGCAATGCGAGCCTCGCACAGTACCCGCGAGACTTCTTCATCGGTTCGCCGCCGCAGGGTACTGTTCGCGGTAGGTTGATTGTGCAGATCAGCGGCAACAACGAGAGTGATCCATACTTCTGGATCGTATACCCGATGGTGTGCGAAGTCGCAGCGGGTGCCACTAAACCACCGCCGTATGAGCCTGGCGATCAGGCGTCTGCTCAGTGGAACTTGGCAGTGCAGGCCAACGGCATCAGCGCCGGTATGCAGCTGGGTATCACTGGGCAAACTTCGGCGCTCAACATCCTGGCGAATGCGGTCAACATTCTCACGCCAGGCGGTGCTGACGGTTTTGAAATGACGCAGGGCTATCTGCGCGTGTGGTCGGGCAACTCGCAGCGCATCATCGGCAACAACTTTGGTGCTGACGGGTTGATCGATTACTTCGGTCCCAACGTGGGAGCGGCCAACGCCAACAAGGCCAACGCCACCATGTGGATGGATCGCAACGGTAACGCGTATTGGGGCGGCTCCATCGCTGCCGGTATCCTGCGCAATGCGGCACAGTCCACGACCACGCAGACGATTGGCACAAGCGTGCTAGTAGGCCCGTTCGATACCAACGGACGGAACAAGCAGGTGGTGGTCGGCTTCAACCGACGACACATCCGCAGGAAAACTGCGCTTGGATCTCAGGGTTTCGTTGCAGGTGCTGGCAGCAACGGTGGTGTCATAAACCTTTATCGTCAGCTGGACGGTCAAGGTGAAGCGCTATGGCAGCAGATCCAGATCACTGGCAGCGTGGACATCCGCAACGAAACAGATGGGCCCGACATTGCGGATTCTGTGTGGAACGCGTCGGTGACACTTAACGACAACGTCAATGGCACCACGCGGCGCAGCTATCGTGCCGAGATCGTCAGCTTCACCGAACAGAATGTGACCCACCAGTCGGGAAGCTTTGATAGTCAGAACATCACCCAGAGCCTGTCGATTGTGTCCATCGAGCAGTAAGCCATGCGGGGCTGGCTCTTGCCCCGCTTTTTCTACAGGAGATACACCATGCTTGCACGTGCACAGCTGTACCAGAAGATCGAGAACGCGGATAACCCGGGGAAGGTGCAGTTGATCTTCCGCGCGATCGATGGCTCCGGTGCCATCTTCAACTTCTTCGTTTCCCCGCAGGCCGCGGCCCCGTACGTGACGGCGGCCGAGTACGACCTGGGCGCCGAGGAGATTGTTGCCCAACCGCAGGTTTAAGCCACAGGCTCCAACAGCCCCTCGGTGTTGTTGCGCGGGGTGTTGACCGCGCGGCTGACGCGGTAGGCCTCCATGGCCGGCGGTTCGCTGGCCAGGAGCATGGCCATGGCATCACCGGCGCTGGCGGTCATCCAGTCATCGATCTGACCGGCCTGCAACCAGACCGGCATTCGGTCGTGGATATCCGCCGAGACGCCGCTGCTGTCGCCGGTGATGATGGTGAAGGTGCCCAGGTTGCCGTCGGGCAGAAGCGGGCTGCTGTCTTCCCACAGGCCGGCCGCCAGCAGCGGCCCGGCGGCGTGGATGAACCATGGATCCTTCTTCCCGTCCTCCGGGCTCACCGACCATTCGTAGTACCCGGCCATGGGGATGACGCAGCGGCGCTTCTTGAAGGCGGTCCTGAAGGCGTTCTTCTCGGCCACCGTCTCGATGCGAGCGTTAATGGTCTTGCCCTGCAGGCCCTTGGCCTTGGCCCAGAACGGCAGCAGGCCCCAGGCCATCCGGGTGACCTGCCGCCCTTCGCCGCGGTCGAGGATGATCGAGGCCCGCTGGGTCGGGGCGAGGTTGTAGCTCGGTTCGATGCTGGCCAAGCCGGGGGCGAGGTCAGCCAGACCGGGCTGGCCAAAGTCGACAACGGGGAGCTGAACGAATCTTCCGCACATAGCTGAAGAGTGAGGCTGAGGGTGTCCCCGCTACGTGAATCGTTCGGGATGGAGCGCACATTTTCACCAGATTGAGCCATACGATCTGTTTTAGATGGTACGGTTCCGGGGCTGGGCTCGGGGGGGATCTAGCAAGGAGAGATGTGCGCGTGCCTATTAAGGCGGTGGTGTATGTGAGCGTAGCAACGGCCGGGATCGCTGGAGACGCGCTTGGGTTGCATAGCAGTAAGTTGTGCGAGCTAGTTGACGACGCTGCTCGATTTAATCTGGAAGCCGGTGTCACCGGTGTTGTGCTGTTCGATGGAGCCCGCTTTTTGCAGTACATCGAGGGGCCGGCTGATGGCGTGGATGTGGCCTATTCACGGGTTCTCGGTTCAAGCAGCCACAGCGAAATCATGGAGCTTCACCGGGGGAATGTTGCTACGCGGCGCTTGCCGTTCTGGCCGATGAAATGGCTGCCGGCCGAAGCTGCAGAGGTGGGGCGTCTTGCAACTGCGGATTGGACTGGGTTCAAACTCCGGGGCGACCCGCGTGGCAGGAACCCGACTGCAATCGACTTCCTGACTGGCATTGTTTCGCACTACGCGTCGGTGGAGTGAGTAGGCGCTGACTCGTCAATCTGCGCTCCGACGAGCCTCAGGCTTCGCTGGAGCGCAGTATTAAAATCGCAGCTTCCTAAGCCGGCATGTTGCTCCGAAATATGGGGCAGCATGTTGGCCCAGAGCAGAGAAAGTGTCTGACTGGCGGGATGCGCTGCAATGGTCGCGCGCAAGCCATATTCCAGTGCCTTGATGTAGCCACTTTGGGCCTCCAGTTGCGCTTCGACCTGTTCAAGGCGATGCGCCAGCGGGGGGGCGGTGAGCATGGGGCCTCCATAGACAGACGGTTGAGTTGCGGCAATAGTGAGTCGGCCCCAAACGGACCCGAGCCTTGAGCATCCTCAACGTTTTGCTATCGCCGGATCAACTGCTTGTCGCCGTCGACACGCTGGCCGAGGACACGCGCACTGCAGCCAAGTCGGCCGGCGCTAAGGCGCTGCTGATCCCGCAACACAATCTGGTGCTCGCGACGCGCGGGAGCGCGCGGTTCTTTCTCCTTATTTACGAACTTGCCCTGCAAGCTAGCTTCCGCGCGGACTTCACCATGGAGCAGCTCGGCAGGGAGCTTGGGCTGGTCGTTGACCAGCTGTGGCCCGCCTACGAGAAGGCCGCGCAGGACGCAGGGATTGGACGGTCGGAAATGGGGACGGAGCTTGTCCTGGGTGGGTGGTCGCCGCAGGCGAACCGCATGGTGGCGACAGCGTATGCCAAAAGTGTCAGCGAGGAGCCTACGCGGGTGCAGCGGCTGGAAGGGGGGCTGGCTTCCCCTGGAGAGCCGCTGCGGGGTAGGCCGGACAGCTTTGCGCCGGAGGACGTATTGACCGCTGGTCGGATCCAAGCGGCTTGGCTGAATAAGGTCAGCGGCCGGCAGGTTGCGGGCGGGCGGTTGCTCGCGACGGTTTTGAGGAAGGGCGAATCGTTCATACGGGACCTAGGTGAGGTCTAAGACAGGTCGCAGGCTGTGCGACGGCGAGGCGTAAGCTGCTCGGCATGCTTCCTTCCCTCGGCTACCAAGGTTTCCGCACTGCTCCCATCCCTTCGGGCTGGGTGCAGATGGGTGACCGGTGGAGCTTGTGGTGGAATGGCCGGGAGGTGGCCAGCCTGACCCCTGATCGCGCTGGCGGCCTACGCATGACGCTCAATGCGTTGAAGATGTGGCAGACCAAGAGCGTAAGAGTGGTCAGCCTGCGTCAGGGGAAGCGCTTCGCCGAGCGATGGTGCGCGGCCAGGCTGTATCCGGACCTGCCGCTGCGCGAGGCAGTTGTCCGCCTTACCGACAGCACACCCATCATTCCGCGTCCGCCGTTGCTTGGCTTGCCGCCGACCCGCGAGCAACAGCAGCAGGCCCAGCGGCTGGACGAGGCGGCTGCTGCCGCGTCCGCCCGGGTGATGGCGGCGCTGGAGCCGATCCGGCCGCCGGCGGAGGCAAAGCCCCGACTGACGGATCCCGCTAAGGCTCGGTTGAGGGAGACAAAAGTCGGATCAAAGCGGCGCTGACGCGGCGCTGGGCCAATGCCCAGCGCTCGCCGGTGTCGTTACTCGGTAGCGGGCTTGGCCCGGGGCTTGAGCCTGAAGCTCACGCCTAGCCGATTGATCGCGTTCATTGCCGCGATGGTGAGCGTGAGGTCGACAAGGTCCTTCTCGCTGAAGGCTGCGGCCACGGCCTGGTACGCCTCGTCAGATGCGTGGGTCTCGCTGACAAGCGTCACTTCCTCAGACCATGCCAACGCGGCGCGCTCTTGCTCCGAGAACAGGTACGCGGCTTCGTGCCAAACAGGCAGAAGGGTGATTGTGTCGAAGGGCAAGCCTTCCTTGAGTAGATCGCGTGTGTGGATGTCTATGCAGTGCGCGCATCCATTCAGTTGAGAAACGCGCAAGAACACCAGGTGGATCAATTTTGAGGGCAACGATGTGCCGGTGGTCACAAAGTGATGGAGCTGTCCAACCGCTTTGGCACCCTCGGGAGAGACCACAAACCAGTTCGCTCGGTTCATTTCTAACGTCCTTTTCCTCTAAGTGTGGGCCGGAGTCGGTCCACTCAAAGGTAGGGACGCCGAGCAGGGACGGTTCGTGACAGCTGATAGCGTGCGCCAGGATAGGCGCTTGGCTGAGCACTGGTGTGCGGTGGGGCTCTACCCGGGCCTGCCGCTGCGCGAGGCCGTGGACCCCCTGACCGACAGCACGCCCATCGCGCCGGCCACGCCTCTGCCGGGCTTGCCCCCGACCCGCGAGCAACAGCAGCAGGCGCGGCGGCTGGACGAGGCGGCTGCTGCCGCGTCCGCCCGGGTGATGGCGGCGCTGCAGCCGATCCGGCCGCCCGCGGAGACCAAGCCCAGGGCGACGGATCCGAGGAAGGGGCGGTTAAGCGCGAGCGGGCGGCAGCACCCTCGTATCTGACGGCTTTGCTTCCAGAAAACTCCTGATAGGCCCCTTGTGCCGCAACGGCTCAGGCGGGCGGCTTCCAGAAATCGATTCAATGCAAGTCTTTGATTCGGGCCCAGAGTCAGGCAGACTTCTAAGCCGCCTGGCACACGCAGTGCGCTTATCCGCAGAGTTAACGCGTTAAAGGCGGCTCTAGCCCTCCGAGGTCAGCGAGTCCAATTCGCTCTGAACGGAATCCTTGCGTATTTCATCTATGGCGTGCTGCTGTCCTTCAAGCATGGCTTGGCACCGTTTACCTTCAGCGCGCATAAACTCAACATCTCCTTGTTCGACCATAGCAGCAGCTCTCGTAGAAGCTGCTGCCCTTCGCGGCGCAACAAGTGGTAGCCAGGTCCCATATCGAGCCGGCTTCTTTGCGGTCAAGGCGTATGCCTGCGCGTGTAACCATAAGGCAGCAGTCTGCGCTCCGTTTGCTACGTTCCTAAGCTGCTCAGCAGAAGCGGGTCGCTCAGCCGCACCTTCTATGGCAGACATGAAGTCCCACCATCCGGCACAGTCGGCATAGCTATTCGCTGCTTCTGTGGCTTCCGCAACCGCCGCAGCGATCTCCTCACTTGCCGGGTGTGCTGAGTTGGTTGCGGCGCTCAAGATAAACAGTACTGCGAACACATCCATACGCCACCAGATAAGTGCCTAAGTCAATTGTCCAGATTGTGCTGGTGTAGGTTGCTGTGCCAGGTTGAATGGCCCATTAAATTCCAATCTAAAGTTTTACCTTGCCGGCGTTCATCATGTAGACGATCTGTCTCGCGCGACGGTAATATGCTAGCAACACGCGTAGCCTGGAGAGAGGGCTATTATCGAGGCTTGTGAACGTAGTTTTGTGGGCATTCCATTGAAAGGCATCGAAGAATGCGTCGCAAAACAGTTCAAGTTGGCTTGCCTGTGCAGGGCTTAGGTTGGTCGCCCGAGACGAGCTGTGGTCGTCAAACCCAGAAAGTTTCTCTTTTTTGAAATAAGTATAGGCATCATCATAAAGCTTTTGAGTTTTTTCGAATTCATCGTCCGTGCTGATGCTTCGAATAGAATCTTCAATATGCTTTGCTAAGTGCGGGAGTGCGTCAAGCTCGATGGAACCGGGTGATGCGTACTGCAGCTTGTTTATCTTAGGGCGATGAATGGAGGGGATGACACTCCGTAATCCAGAGAAGATATTTACGGCATTTATTCCGCCGCGCCAGCTCGACATGATCTCGGAAAGCTTGTTGTGAACGGCCGTTCTGTGGCCGTAGGCAAGTCCGTAATGAAATGAGTAGAGCTGATTTATAATCTTGGTGAGGCTGGATACGTCCTCCAGGTACAGGTCGCCATCCACGTGGAACTTACATAGACTCGTCTGTTCCGTCGCAAGTTGATGTGCCGCTTCAGTGGCGTAATCTAAATCCAGATAAGAGTCAGGGGCAGGTAGGTAGTCGACCGGCACGTTGGCCAGCGGTGCGACTACAAAGTTACTTCGTTTCCCCGACGCTCCTATGTCGTAGAAATAAAGGTCGCCTGCGCGACTTAGCACGTCAAGCAGTGGGATGCTCCCATCCAAATATTGCCGCAAAGTGGTGCGCGCGACTTGAATGATGCACCAGCGATTTTTGCGTCGGTCGCAGTCCATCCAGACGAACAATGCGTCTTCGTCGCGATCTGATTTGAAGAGGCTAATGAACGGGCCGTCGAAGTAGACTAGGTCCGCGTTCCAGGTGAACGTCGGCAACTCATTGCCCTTGAACGCCCTTCCTGCAATCTTGCGCATGGCAGCATTCGGATTTGCCATCACAGCTCACCGATGACTGTAAATCGAGCCGGTAGATCAATACCTTGATGCGGGTGGAAATCAAAATGACTGTTACCATCTGGCACAGTCGATTGGCCATCGCCTATCTCGATTTTTCCTATGGCGATATGCGTGCCAAGCGATTTCTTGGCCATTGGATGACTTTTGATAATAGCGCTGTATCTCTTGCGCGCTAGAGTATCGTTTGAGAAAAATGAAAGTGCGAGCATGCTGCAAATGACGTTTTCAGGCGAGTTATTCATTCGGCGCGGATTGAGTTTGCCCACCGGAATGAAAGAGCTTGCGCCCATTGGATCATGGACGAATCGATAGCAATCGCGTGCTTCGTCCACAGCGTCTGCTGGCGGACACGCAACACCTTGAATCAGTTCAGCAATGTCGGCCGAATAAGCGAGCACTGTCATCATCTCAAGTCCCTTTGAACGGCGGGAGAGTCGCACACGCATTGTCCCGCTGCAAGTGCCTCCAGCATTTGTCAGAAGGGCGACTTCATGTTGAGGCAGTAGGCCGCCCATGCGTTCATCAGTGCCCGCCGCTTCGCAATCATCGTCCCACGCTTGTAGGCTGCCTTCGCCTTGTCCCGAATCTTATGGGCGAGCGCTGCTTCCGAGAGGTCGTCTGGGAAGTCGCTAATCTCGCTGGCCCAGTCTTTAAAGGTCGATCTGAACCCATGGACGGTAATATGCCCGTAGTCCATGCGCTTCAGGAGCGCAAGCATCGCGTTCTCGCTCAGTGGCTCAGATGTGAGGTCGTTGGGGAAAAGCAATGGCCGATCCATGCGCTGCCGCGCCAACGTCAATGCCGGCGGCGAGAGGGGGATTGTGTGCTCGACCTTGCCCTTCATCCTGTCCCATGGGACGGTCCACGTACCTGACGCAAGGTCCACCTCTCTTGGAACCGCGCCAAGAGTCATGCTGGTTCGGGCGGCCGTGTAGATGGTGAACTCCAAGGCGCGCGCTGCCTCGCCGTGGCGGGATCTTAGGGCGACCATGAAGCTGGGAAGCTCCGCATACGGTAGGGCGGCGAAATTCTCGACCTTTGTGACGGCGGTGGGCTTCGGAAGGATCACAGCCAGATGACCGCGCCAGCGGGCAGGGTTATCGCCTGTTCGCTTCTTCTGGACCGTAGCCGAGTCCAGCACGGCCTCCACTCGCTGTCTGACCCGGCTGGCCGTCTCCGTCTTGGTTGCCCAAATGGGCCTGAGTACGGCCAGGACGTGGTCTGTCTCGATTCGATCAACCCTCAGGTCTCCCAGCACCGGCTTGGCGTAGGTCTCCAGTGTGCTTGTCCATTGGCCCGCATGCTTCGGGTTCGTCCAGCCCGCCTGCCGTTCCGCGATGTATGCGACAGCCGCCTCCCAGAAGGTGGGAACCGAGGATGTGGCCACGGCGGCTGCACGCCTCCCCGCAAGCGGATCTTGCCCGGCTTGAACCAACTTCCTAGCGGCATCAGCCGCCACCCGCGCATCGGCCAAGCCAATAACATGCAGCGGGCCAAGTCCCATTTCTGGGCGCCTCCCCTCAAAGCGATATCGGAACACCCAGCTCTTTGCCCCGGAGGCGGTAACCTGTAGGTACAGGCCACCGCCGTCTGCGTGGTATCCAGGCTCTGTCACCGTAGCAACCCGTCTCGCCGTCAGGCGATTGATCTTCAAACCCATTTCCTACCCATCCATGTACCCGCCCAGATGACGCGGCTTTCCGCGAAGGCGTGCGAACCAGACCGGATGGTGAAACGTAGCTGGCGCAAGGGCTGAGACTGGTTCCACGAAGGCGCACGAAAGCCAAGGAACCCCCTGAAATCGGACTCTCGCTCCGCCAGATACAAGAAGGCGCCCGCAGATCTCAGATCTGCGGGCGTTTTTCGTTGTGCGCCAAGACAATGCGTCGGTCCATCGTCGCGCCATGCCGCTGGGTCGGAGCGGTGCAGCTGATCTCCAGCTGCAGATGCAGGCAAAGGCGCTAGTATGGCGACCATTCTCGACGTCAAATGCTCTAGGGGGAGCGCACATGACGATACGGACTGTAGTTTTTCTGTTGGGGGTATCCTTCTCCCGTTCGCCGCGGCGGGCTCTCAGCTGTTTGCTGTGACTCCGAGCGGCGCGCCAGAGGCGGTGTTCTCGAGCAAGGCATCTCAGGCAGCGTCCCGCTTGTCCAGCAAGTGCATGGATGTTCAGTGGATAGTTGTGAGCAGCAGCGATACGGAAGTTGTCTGCGAGTCACCGCTCAGCACAGGACAATCCATCATGGGGCAGATGCTGCTTGGGAACAGCTACTCAACGCCTCCGCGACGTTTCTTCCGCTTCAACGTCAGTGAAATTTCTGGCATCTCCCGTGTGCAGGCATCGGGTTGGATGGAAACGCAGATGGCCTTCGGTCAGATGCAGCGTGCTCCATTCTCCGGTGCGGATTTCCATAACAGCATCATGAACTTCCTGATCAGCGCGGGGGGCTCGTTCCCGGCGGGAACGTCGTTTCCAAACCATGCAGTTCTCGGGGTCCTGGGAAAGGTCACTCCGCAAGGCAGGGGCGCTGTCTACTACGTGGCGGAGGTGACGGAAGGTGGAGCGGCCGAGCGAGCGGGTCTAAGCGCGGGCGACGTCATTTCCGCCGTAGCCGGAAAGAAGTTCAAGACCGATAGCGACTTCCTGGACGTTATGGCAAAGGCGGCGAGGACGCCGACCTATCAACTCAATGTGATTCGCGACGGGGCTGCGATGACGCTGACCGTCGACCGTGACTACCGCCCGACAGTTGCGCAGGTTGCGAGTGCCGTCGAGGCGCCAGCGGCAAGCAGCAGCCCCGCAACAGCTCTGTCGGTTGCCGACGAGTTGGCCAAGCTTTTGTCGCTCAAGGAAAAGGGCATCTTGACGCAGGCTGAGTTCGATTCTCAGAAAAGCAAGCTGTTGAACCAGTGAGCTACAAGACTGCAACGTCCACGCTGGGCAACTACTACGGCGAACGACGCAACTGGATGCTGACCCTGCGCGGCAGTTACTGATGCGGTAATCGCAGGAAGACAACGCCCGCGGACCATCGTCCGCGGGCGTTGTGTGGCTGCAGAGGGAAAAACTCAGAGCCGCACGGTCACCCCCACCTGGAAGCCTCGCCCCGGCAGCGGCGCAATGTACTTCAGCGGCGAGTTGTGCGGGCGCGCTTCCTCGTTGAGCAGGTTGCTGCCATTGATGAACACCTCAAGGCCGGCGACGGCGGTGGTGCGCAGCGGAATCTCCCGGCTCAATTGCAGGTCGACCAGGTTGAAGGCATCCAGCGGCACTTCCTCGCTGACGTTTCGGCCCAGGTACTTCTGCGCGTCGTAGTAGGTGCTGGACAGCTGCGCCTTCCAGCCTTCGCGCTGCCATTGCACGGTGGCGCCGTAGCGGTTGGTCGGCATGTTGGGCAGGTATTCGCCATCGTTATGGGCACGCAGCGCATCGGGATGGTCGGCCTTGTTCTTCACCAGGTCGGCAAAGGCAGACAGCTCCAGGCTGCCGAAGCGACCGAGCGCCAGTGACTGCGAGGCATCGACCTCGAAACC